CCGTGAAGCCAAGGTTGAGGGCCATCTGCTCGTCGTTGTCGAAGAGACCGTAGCTCGTACCGCCGGCACCGTAGCTGTTCTGTGCAGCCAGCATGTCGTCGATGTCGAAGCTCATCTCACGATTCACGAAGAGGACGTTCTCCTCAATGGCACCCTGCTTGTCCAGACGTCCGATGATGGAATCGAAGTCAGCGAGGGTGGACGGGATACCACCGGACCACACGTTACCACGATTCTCGACGGCGTAGAAGATGCCCTCGGAACCAGCGTTGATGGTACCAGCAGCAGACGCAGAGCTCAAGGCAGCCTCAGCACCGGAACCGGTACCAGCCGGCACAGCCTCAATCATAGCGGTCTCGAGGTAGTCGTCGAAGCGGAGACGGGTCTCGTGCTCGGACTTCAGGTACCACAGGTAGCCCGTAGCGCCGTTCTCGGTCGTGACCTCAATCCATCCAATCTGAGCCATGTCGGAACCAGACACAGCGTACTTGTCCTTCAGGATGATGGGCTTGTTGTCGAAGATGACGTCGTCAGCCTCGAGAGAGCCAACCATTCCGTTGGTGCCCTTCTTGAACTCGGAACCGTAAATCATCACGGTACAATCAACAGCGGCAGCAACAGCCTGACCAGTAGCCTCGTAGTAGGCCACGTCGAAAGTTCCGGCAGCGGTATCCACAGCAGTTACAACAGCCTTGTTGGAGAGGCCGCTTGCTGCGGTGTTGTCGGTGATGAACACCGTCTGACCCACGCGGATGGAAATGCCTCCAGTACCGGGGGTAAGGGTGTCGTTTACCGTCCACGTAGCCGTGTTGGCGGCGGCGGCGGCGGCAGACGTGCAGTCGACGTACTTGGTGTGCAGACGCCCCTGCTCCGCCCACTTAATCATGTCGGAGTTGGTAGGCATCTCAGCACCAACCATGCGGAGGAAGCCAGACACAGTCCGGTTGCCGTAACGCTCGAACTCCTTCTCGTAAGTATCAGGGAGATACTGGTTGAGGAAGTCGAAGTTGGTGATGTAGTTGGTAGAGAGAGCTACCTGCTCGGAACTGGGTTGCAAATCGAACCCGGGTGTGGCTTGCAATGAACCTGCCATGTTTTCTGTTTTCTAAGAGTTAGGTGGTGCGCCGCGTCTTAATCTTCAAGCCTCGGCCTGAATCTTGATTGACGGCACGGATTTTCAATCCTCCCTTCGTCGTAGACTGTGGTGCCGCACGCTCAGACATGTTGATGTTTTTAGTCTTGCGCATGACATCGTCCACGGCATTAGCTTGCCCCTGCTCATAGAAGAACTGGGCAAACTTCTCGGGATTCATGGCGACAGCCAAAGACTTATGGTATCCCGCAGCGTCCTTGACGAGGCCCTTGTCATCCAGATACTTGTTCAACCAAGCCTCCGGAGTCTGTTGGAGCTTCTTCAATTCTGTGCGGTCACCGGGAGTGTACACGTAGGATTTGTTGTCGATGCTGAACTCAAAACCTTTGAATCCATCGGAGAAGACCTCATTCGTCTTCTCGTCAAACCACTCTTTCCTGCGCTTCTGTTCCTCTTGGTACGTCTTCGCCTGTTCAACGTATTGCTTGTACGCTTGGTACTCCTCGGAGTCTTCCAGAGACGCGGCACCCCTTGACTCAAGAGGGGCCTGATACTTCTCCTTCTGCTCTTCGAAGTATTTCTTCGCTTTAGCAATCGCTTTCTTTTTGGCCAACTTGGCCTTCTTGATGTCGGCCTCGTCGTCGAGGTCTTCATCGTATGTGTACTCCTCCATCATCATGTCCACGTCCTCAGAGTCGAGGCCATCTTCAGTGAGAAGGAGATATTCTTTCAGCAGGGCGTCGCCGTTGACTTCGTCAAGGTTGCGGTTGACTTTCATGAAGTCCTCCAAGCCGCGACCCGTCTCCTGCTTGAACTTGTAGTAAGCCGCCACGTCCTCGGGCAGCTCGGGCGCCGTTTCCCTCGCCTCTGCCAACTCATCTAGAGAGGCAATCTCTCGACCGTAACGCTCGCTCAAAAACGAACGCACGTCATCTTCGGAGAGCCCGGCTGGCTCTTCGACAGTTTCTTCCTGAACAGGCTGCTCGTCAGTCTGCTCTGCCTCATGCTTCTCAAGGAGCTCCTGCTCCACCTCTTGGGTAGACTTGGATTCAACCTCGTTCACTTCACGGACTTTGATTTCCATTGCTGTAAAATTATATTATTTATCTCGGACTAAATTCTGCCAAGTCGAAGCCGTCCAAGCTGTCTTCATTCGACTCGAAATTCATTGGAGGCAAGTTGTTCTTCCGCTGGTCAATCAACTTACTCTGCTCAGTATTCTGTTGGCTGATGCGCTTGGACTTGGCGTCTTCGCGCTTGTCCTCACGGGCCTGCAAGCCCTGCTCTTGGATGCCAGCAATCTGCATCTGGTACTGGAACTCGCGTTCCATAAGCTGTGCCTTGAGCTGCGCCTCGGCCTGCATCTTCTCAATCTCAAATGCAATCTCGGCTTGCTTGACCTGCATCTTGCCCTGCGACTCAGCCTGAATCTTTTGCATGGCCGTCTGCGCAGCCAACTGCTGTGACTGCATATTGGCCTGCTGCTGCATAGCCTGCTGCTGCAACGCCATCTGCTCCTCGCGCTCCTGCTTGGCAATGCGCTTGACCTTCAGCAACTGATTCGCAAGCTTAATATTCTTCAGCTCACGAATGTCGATGGCGTCCTCGAGGTTGATGTCGCCCTTGCTCAAAGCCATTTGGATATTGGCCTCAAGCTGCGCACGCTGCTCTTCGTCAGGTGCGACCTCGATGAAGATGCCAAAGTCGTAGATGTACAGGTCGTTAATCTCACCGAGGATACTGACGTTGTACTTGCCAATCTGGTTCGCGAACTCCTCCTTGAAGTCAGCGTACTCAAGGATGTCGCTGATGCGGTACGTCAAAGCCTCGGCCAAAGACCGGAACATATAGAGGCTTCCGTCCAGAATATGGCGGGTGGCCGTGTTGCTGTTTGCCGCAGCCAGCTTCTGCAATCCGACCAAACTGTTCGGGTCGGGGGTACTCCCGTCACGGGCCTCGTTGAGACCTGTAACGTCACGAATCATTTGCAGGTAATGATTCATATTCCCAATCAGCATCTGCGTCTTGGCAGCACCGCTGTTCGAAGACAACTCCTGAATGGGAACCTTACCGTGGTTGAACTCTCCGTCCTGAGTGAACGAGCGACCAATGACACTACCGGTTTGGAAATAGAGCCGTAGAGCGTCCTCGGGATTGTATGCGCTACCCGTACCAAGGTCGACCTCGTTGAGGCCGTCAGCGTCGATGTATACGCCGTCAGGTACCGTCCTCGCAATAACCTGCTGGAGCTTGAGGTGCGTAATCTGAATGAGGTCCGCGAACGGAACCATGCGGCGAACCAAAGACTCGATGACGCCCTTGTACATCCGTGGTGCCGTAGCCACATAGTTGGGCAACGCATGCTGAGAAGCAGACTTCGGACGGACCATATTCTCCGCCACCTCCCACTTCAACAGAATGTTGGTGCCCATAACCATGATGCCCTCGTACCAGACGTCGATGGTCTTCTCAACTTTCTCGAAGTTGCCCTCCTCCATCATCTCGTCCGGCGGATTGAACTGGTCGTCCTTTTCAATCATCCGGGCCCCGTCGCCGTCGAGCTTCTTCTTCTTGTAGACAATCTTCTTGGTTGTCTTGTAGTTGAAGTACATCAGCGTAGCCACGTCGCGATAGAACATATCGTTCTCGTAGAACTGGGCCACGTTGTAGTAGTCGTACCAACTCTGGCTGTACTTGCTGATTTGCTCCAAGTCCTCGTTGGTGAGGCTCGGGTCAATCTTCATCAGCTCAGTGATGGGCAAAGTCTTAATCTCACCCCAGTAGAAGCAGTCCTTGAACTGCGGGTCCTCGGTGTAGCTGTACACCACATTGGCAGGGTCGACGTACGAAAGCTGTACGCCAGCGCCGGGCAAGAACTCGTGCTTGGCCACGCTGATGCCCAACACCGTCAGGTCGTAGTCGAGGCGCTTGCGGATGTCCGTATAGTGGTTCTCCTCAAGGATGGTGTTGATGGCCTCCTCCTCAGCAATTTCAATGGCAGGCTTGTAGTTGAGCTGCATGTACAGGCTCAGCTCCTCGTCCGTATTCGGCAAGTCCGCCGGGTCCATAGTGAACGGGTCTACGCCCGTCTTCTGCTGGATAAGCTCGAGGACAGGCTTGGCCACCATCTGACCCTCAATCATATCCTGATACTTGCTGCGCTTGGATTGCGACAGCGCGTCCTGAGCATACGCCTTGACCTTGAAGCCGCGCTCGGACATGCCGTTGACGACGATGTCGACGAACTTAGGAAGGATGGGTACCGGAGTCCAATCCAAATTCAAGTAGGACAAATCCCCGTCGACAGCAAGCTCGTTCTTATACTTACCGATGTTCTGCTCGCCACGGGCATACAACCGAAGGCGGTTGAAGTCGCGCCACTGGTTGTAGAACCGGCACTGGTTGCCGTCCTTCTTGAACCACTCGTACTGAATGGCTTGGCCGACCATAAGGCCATACTCATCCGACGCTTTCTCCGCGTCAGAAACAAACTGACTTGGGAACCCAGCAGTAGAGATGTTAACCTTAACGTCCTTCATTCAGTTCGCTCCTATAACCACGGTTGTTATATCTCGGCAAGGTAATGCTTATTGAACTCTTCTTCTGCTCAGGTAGATAGAGGTGTTTTTGATTGGCCATAACAGCCAAGCCGCTACTAATTGTAGCGTCAAAAGCAGTACGATTGCTAATGTCAAACCGAGCCCAGTCCTCAAGTGTTCTCACAAATGGCATGGTACCCATCTCGCCCGGGTCGCGGAACGTGCCCTCCATATCGATGCCGACGTGCTTTTCGATGTAGCTCTCGATGGCTGCGGCGTGGGCCTGCTTAACGTCTTCAGAACTATTGGGGATGCCGCCCAGCTCGCGCTCCGTCTTACTCAACTTATTGAAATGCTTGTCGGGCCTGTTCATACAGAACCCACGATACCCACGGTTCTTGAAGTGGTATAGCAAACGCGGCTTGTTGTTCTCAATGAGAATCGGCATGCCATAGAAAACGCATGCCATCAAAACCTCCTCGAAGAAAATCTCCGCCGTCTGTGGCCTAGCTACATACTCCAAGAAGAACTCGTTCGTAGGTGCGTCGTCCATGTGGAACTTGGTCATTCCATGCAGAGCACCATTAGAACCACCACCACCCACAGTACCACTAATGTCGTATGAGTCGCATCCAAAAGAACCAATGTGCTCATTGCCCGGATACTTCACTCCTCGCTTGTCAACCCAACGGTTTTGCATACCCTTGGGTGGCGTCCAAGAAACATTAAACCTGCCTCGCTTGTCGGGCCTGAAAATCACTTTGGTATCGCGAATCCCGTTCTCCCATTGGAAAGACCCACGGGTGAGGTACTGCTCTTTGACAAGGCTGTCAGCATAATCAATCTGCTGGTAAATCTTGGTCAGATTGAATAGGCTCTGTTTGCTCTCATCCCGGAAAGCATGCGACTCAGTACGCGGAAACTGACGATAGAACTCATTGAGCGCGTCGGGGTCGCTCTTCATACTCTCGACCTCGGCCTCCCAGTAGTCTATCGCTCCGCTCTTAATCTTCTCCCCATCGACACCCATCACCGGCTTCTCCGGCGCATGGAATACCGGATGCCCGAACTCGTCGATGAAGCCCTCCATGTTGTACTCCATCGGGATGAAGAGGGAGTACATGCCGCTCTTGGTTTGGCCGTTGGCGTTGCGGACACGCGGGTCGGAATCCTCGTATAGCTTCTTGAAATTTGAGCCTCCCTTCGCAAGCGCGTTCGACGTCGAGCCCATAAGGCACTTGCCGATAATCTTGCTACCCAAGCGCAAACACGTCTTGGTAACTCGCCAGTTGTTGAGGATGTTGTTGGGCTTGACCCACTTTCCGCTCTCGTCGTGGACGAGGAGGAGGAGCTTCTCTCCGTCGTAAGAGTTGTCGTCGGTGTTCTTCCAGTCGATGGTCGTGTCCAGTCCGAAAATCTCTTCGTCCTCCACATGGTACATGTTCTTCTTTGTAATCTTCGAAGCAGGTATACGAAACGCCAGTTCCGTTTTCGGCTTATCCATGCCGTCCTGTATCGGTTTGAAGAAGAACGGGAGGCGGTTCGCAATGGGAACCACCTTGTCGGTGAACATTTTTTTGGCGTCACCACCTGTCTTTGAGAGTATACCAACGCGAGAGTCCTTGGCTAGAGTTCCTGTGTTGACGCACTCCGAAGACCCCATGAACGAAAATCCGGAACGGCGAATCTTCAGATACACCATACCGAAGCTCCGGGGGTCAGCCTTGCACGCTTCCCAAAAGATAAAGAATACTCTATTGGCCTCTCGGAAATCTGGATACCCGACGTCGATACTCGTCCACTGCAAGTACATGTAGTGGCTGCCCGTGATGTACGTAGGAACGCCGTTGTTGACGAACCAGTGGCCGTCCTCCCGACGGTCGAACTCAGCCTCGATATAGTCTACCCACTGCGCCTTGAAAGCCTTGGGCATCTCGTTCCATTGGAAGATGCTCTGCACCCGAGACAAAGCCTTGGGGAACTCCTGCCGGACCCATTTGTTGTCACCCTTGGGTAGCTCCTTGGGAGCCAAAGGCATTGCGATGACAAGGCCGTTAATCTCTATGATGTCCCCAATCTGGCCGCTCTTCGAGATGACGACCATGTCGTACTTCTCGTTGTAGCCATACTGCCACGTCTTAGCGCGGTTCTTGTTGGAGATGACGCCCTTGGATACGTAGTCGTATCGGGTCGTATACAGCTTATCTGGAGCGTCGTTCTGCAAAACCCACCTTCGTTTCTGTCTTGGTGGATGTCGACGCCAATTCCAACTCCTCCTCCTCGGAGTCGATGCGATTCAAAATTTCAAGGGCATCAAAGATGGCGAGCTTCTTCGTAGCTGCCGCGTTCTTCAACCTATCTGCCGCCAAGTCGTCATCTTCGCCCGGCTTTAGGATATCCTCCTGAGCCACCTTGATGAGTTGCTCTACAGCAATGCGACCAGCAGAAATGATACGCTCCTTTAGTTTCCTTGAATCTTGCATGTGATTTGGTGGTCGAACATCCGGTACAGCTTCTGACCGTCTACAACGAACTCGTATTCGCTTTCAGGTTTGAACGTAACCGTGTCACCAGACTTGATTCCTTGGGCCATAAGATAATCATTCGGGTAACTCATTATACCCATCAGTGGCTCCTCTGTTAAAGGCTTGAATATTGTTGACTCTTTAGGCGGGATGGGCTCAACGAAACAGAACCTGTCGTGAGCCCGCCAATCCCCGTCCGAACGCCACATATAGAACTGGTCGAAGTCGACGAGGAAGAGGTCGTCTTTAAGAAAGCTCCTACCGCTTTGCCTACGGCCCTTCATGTCGTTGTAGTACTTGAAGACGTTGTGGTGGACAAGGAGCGTATCACCAACCGCAATAGGTCCCTCATACCCCAGCGGCAACGCCACTACCTTGCCCTCA